AAAGGACGAGGACGAGCCGCAGCAGGATAAACGGCTGGTGATCGAGGACGAAAACCGCAAGGTGGTACTGGTAGCGCCGCTGACAGACTTTGAATTGGCGTATCTGCACGCCGTCAAACTGGGAAAGGATGATGAAAATGGAAGATTACATTGATTTGGTAATTGCTAAACTGGACGAGGACCACATTGTCCTGCGGGCGCCGTGGAACACCGTCAGAGCCGGCGATACCGTGTATGTGCGTGGCGACGGCAACTACGAGGCGCTGGAAGTAATTGCAGAGCGGAAAACCAAGGCTCTGATGGAATTGCCGAAAGTGACAGCCATTATGCTGCCGCTGGAGTATGGCGACGAACAAAGCGGCGGGCAAAAAGAAAAAGCCGACTGAGCGACCAGTCGACTTGAACACAGGCGGCGAAAAGAAAGTAAAACGCCTGCGCTAATTACATTATATATCAAGGACCGCAGAGAAGTCAAGGACAAGCCGTGCGGCAAGGGCGAAAAAAGGGGTCTGTGCTCCTTTTTTGCTCCTTGTTCAAAGTATTATTTTTAGGCGCAAAACGCCAACGGCAAAAATATATCGCTTGGCATTCTTCAGCGGGTTCAGGCGCAGGCAGGAGACCGGCGGCAACAGGGTGTGCACCCGCGCCGCATAATGAGGAGCTGTGCTCTGTGGGAATGTGGAACACGCCGGTGAACCGGTGGGAAACTTGCTTTTCCACCCGGGAGCCGATCAGCGTTTTCCAGCATTTCCATAGAGTGCCGGTCCGTCCAGAAAGGAGCAAACCAAAATGCCATGGGTGCAAAAGACCGTCCATGCGGGAAGATGTATCTATATCCAGCGCCACTACTCCTCGCGCTATGGCAGCAAACACAAATGCACCAGAGGGAGCAACTACGGCAAAACAAGTGAGGCCCAGGCCATTGTAAACAACCGCCAGGCGTGCCTACAGCAAGAGATGATTTTTAACGCCAATTTTGGTCCAGGTGATCTGACCGCTACCTTTACATTCTGTAAGGCGGACAGACCCAAGAATCTGCAAGAGATCAAGAAACTGTGGGCGGCATATATGGCCAAACTGCGATATGCCTACAAAAAGGCAGGTGTGGAGTTCAAATGGATGAGGGCCATTGAGACCCCGGACAAGAACCCGCATATCCACATGGCGCTGTCCGGCATCGACATAGCCAAGCTGCCTCGGTGGCCGTATGGGCGGGTGGACTTTGTGCCGGTTGATGACAGAGACCACCACACCTACGGTGGGTACCTGCGTGAGGAAACACATATCAAGCAAGGGCACAAAGGTAAGTACACCACGGCCAAAGCAAAGGTATGCTACAGCCGCAGTCGCAACCTGACCGTACCGGAGCCGGAGTACAAAATCATTTATAATGACCACTGGGCGGACGAGCCAAAGGCACCAAAGGGCTATTATGTTGTCCGGGACACCCTGAACAACTGGGAGGACGAAGTCACCGGGTTCAAGTACCAGTCCTATGTGCTTTGCCCGATCTCAAAGAACCAACCGCACCGGCGGTGTTAGGAGGGCGACAATGACATACATACAGCAATGGGAACAAATGCGGGACAAGGTGCGAAACTTGGAACAGGAACGCCAAACCCAGCTGATCTTGGCACCGCACAACGCCTACGGCTTCAAGCTAAACATCAACCACCCGCTGATCCGGCCAAAGTGGGACGCCTTTAAGAGCACCAAGGGCCTGGGCCAGTATGGCATGACGGACGATCTGCGCCGGGAATTTGAGGAGGCAGTGCTGGCCAGTAAGTACATGCAAAAGTGCATGGAGCAGGAACAAAGGAAGATTGGCGCCGTCGAGCACCAATTCATCCGTATGGCCTACTCCGTAGAGAAACAGGCAGCGGGCTAATGGGTACCCAAGAACACTGGACTGCTGCCCAGTACCAGGAGTATCTCCGGCAGCGGGCAAAGGGAAACAACAAATACCACGCCGTAAAGGTAGAGGTGGACGGCACAGTATATGCCAGCCAAAGCGAAAGCAGGCGCGCCAAAGAGCTGCACCTACTGGAGCGGCACGGGCTGGTGCGCAATCTGCGCGAGCAGGTGCCGTATGAGCTTATTCCTGCCGGCGTTGGCCAATACCGTAAAGAGCGCTCAGTGGTGTACAAGGCGGATTTCGTTTATGAAGTATGCCAGCCGGACGGCACCTGGAAATGGGTGGTAGAGGACACCAAGGGCGCCAAAACAAAGGAATACATCATCAAAAGAAAGCTGATGCTGTACATTCACGGCATCAGCATAAAGGAGACGGAAAAATGAATTTCAAAAAATTGCTATCCATTTGCAAACGAAGCAAGGCCTATTTTCTATATGACCTGCCTGACGGCGAGCAAATGCTCAGTAATGGCAGCTGCGGTTACATCCTGTACGGCCACCCTGAATACACGCCGGAGACGCTGCGCATGGTCGCTGACTTGGCAGAGGATGACAGCGTGATCATGACAAGAATGCCAAAAGCGGATCTGCCGCTGGCAGACCAATGCCCCAATGAAGAATATGCCGCCCCGCTGGACACCTGCATTGTAGCCGCAGGCGCTGTATGGCAACCGCTGATTGTAGGTGCGGGCATGACATTCATCAACAAAAGAGCGTTGCAACCTATCGAAAAGGAAGAAGAGGGGTACGATCTGTACCGGCGCGGGGACCTGGTGGTCGTTAAATCCGGCCTGATCGTGCAGGGCGTGATCAGAACAATGGATCTGTCCAAAGCAGAAGCTGTATGCAGGGATCTGATCAACCTGGGCACCGTGGCCGGTATGGCCTTTGAGGAGCGCAATAATGAAGAATGAGAACGAAAAAACTACAGTTGCGATCTTGGCGACGATATGCAGAGATGTGTGTATCTACGGCTCAATCAATAACCGGTGCGGCCTTGACAAGCCGGAACTGGACGAGCACTGCCAGCGTTGCGCGCTGGCGCAGATCAAGGAGGTAACGCTGAAATGACAGAGAAAATTCAAAAGGCCATTGATAAGATCGACCAGGAGGCGGAGAAGATGGGTAGCGCCACCGTGCGTCTGCTTTGCTCACACATTATAGACCACTGCCTGGTGAATGACAGCAACGCCGACAAGGTACTGGCTGAGGGCAAGAGCCTGAAAGGCTGCTGGGATCACATCACCAGCAACGCACGGAAACAAGCAGCGGGCAACTGTGCAGCCGTGCCAGACGACACCGTATACGAATGGGCAGCGGGCTATTACGGCTTTACTGCCGAAGAGACCAAGGCGGAGATCATAGACCTGCTGGATCTGCTGTGAGGTGTCGATATGGGAAAGAAACTGAACACGCTTACGCAGGAACAGGCTCGGAAGATTTGGAACGGCCGCCCGAAACTGCCGGAGAAAAAGATCAAGAAGATTGCCCACGAAGAGGTATTCGTCAATGAGCAATACTTTTTCAAGTACAAAGAATGCGGTCACAGGTATGGCTATTGTACCGCTTGCGGCAAGGATGTGCAGATCGACATTGAGAACATGCGACTATGGACGGACAAGCACGCAGCCTGCCGCTCTGCACGGCATAACGACACCGTATGCTGCCCGGCCTGCGGGCACGAAGTTCAAGTCAAAGACGCCGGGCGTGGCCGTAGTCAGTTGATAAACACGGCAGTGGTGGCGGTAACACAGCGAACACGGAACGGCGGTATATTGCTTTCTTTCGTTCGAGTGTATGAGGATTATACGCGCAACTATAAAGCCGCGCCGGAAAGGGGCACACTGCTGTACGCTGCATACTTCAATCTCGGCCAGCACTTTGTAGCCGAACAAACATACGGTGGAGGGCTGTACATAAGCATAAAGCAAAAGCCAACACTCCGACTGCCATGCACGGTGGAGCCGGTTAAGCTGGATCACAACAGCTGGAAATGTACAGAGGGAGAGGGAGCAAAGCTGCTTGGCTTTGAAGAGGCGCTGGAGAGGAGCAATCTGCGCTATCTTCCATGGGAAGCATACCACGAGTGTGCCCAGCAGCTTTATCGAAGCACAATAACAAACTATCCTGTTAACCTGCTTGGGTTACTTTATCAATACAGCCGGTACCCGGTGCTTACAGAGCGTCTAATAAAAGAGGGCAACGGTGACCTGGTAGCCGAACAAGTGGAGTGGGACTGCACAACCGGTATGGACTACAAGCAAGTGGTGCCATACAAGGCCATGCGACTAACCAAGCAGGAGTACCGCAAATTAAAAACGCAAGACAACATTTGCTGTTCAACACTCAAAGCAACCAAGGCATTGAAAAAATACGGCTGCAAAATGACAGATAAAAATATTCTCTTTTTTCTTGCTTTCCAATACACATGGAGTCAGCGAAAATGCTACAAGGCGCTTGATGTTTTGCGGCAGCACCTATCTCCGCAAAAGGCAATAAACTGGGTAAACCGGCAGGCAGCGGGAGGATATGGAACGCCAACAAATGTGCTGTCAGATTACAGCGACTATCTGGATCAGTGCAGGCGGTTGGGCCTGGATGTTAACCGTAAAGAGGTAGCCGTACCGCAGAACCTGCGAGATCTGCACCGGCAGTATTCCGAAGAATTGACTCACCGAGCCAACGAAAAGAAAGCAAAAGAGCAAGCCGAGCGGGCAAAGAAGTTAGCTAAGGATCTGCCAAAGCTGAAACGAAAATATACATACGCCAGCAGCGGACTGTTCATTCGGCCGGCCGAGGGGCCGGAGGATCTGCTAAAAGAGGGCTGTGCCCAACACAACTGTGTGTACTCCTGTTACACGGAACAATACCTTGACAGAAAGACGGATATACTTTTCGTCCGCAAGCAGTCGGACCCGGATCAATCCTATGTGACCGTTGAGTTCAAAAACGGCGCCGTTATTCAATGCAGAGCCGATCACAACCGACCTGCACCGCCGGATGTGCAGGAGTTTATGCAAGCCTGGCTTGCCTATCTAAAGTCAAACAGAAAAGCGAAAGCAGTCAGTTAAGGAGGACTTATGGATAACCAAATCACTACAATGCAAGAAGTAACGCCCACCACACAGAAAGCCTACGACACCCACGCCCGGATCCTGGCCAACGGTCAGGTAATGGCCAGAGCACTGGTAGATGTGTGCCACGATCTTAAGACTATGCGGGATGAGGGCCTATACACGGAGCTGGGCTATGACACATTCGAGGAGTACGCCGAGCAGGCATGCGGCATTAAACAGCGGCAAGCCTATTCCTACATTTCAGCCTATGAAAAGCTGGGCCAGAAGTATATGGCCGACCACGCCGACCTGGGGATCACCAAGCTGGAGCTGATCTCTCAAATCAGTAGCTACGAGCGGGAAGAGTTTGCGGCCGATGTGGATTTGGAGAGTGCCACAGTCAGGGAATTAAAGGCTGAGGTGGAACGCTACAAGAAGCAGACGGAACAGCTGACCTTCGATCTTGGCCAGGCACAGAGCGAATTAAGCGAAGCACCGGAGCCGGTGGACACGGACACACTCCGTTCTTCCATTGAGCAGAAAGTTAAAGCCAAGTACAGCGCCCAGCTGGAAGAATTGCAGCAGCGGGCCGACGCAGCGCCGGACCCGGAGGCGATACGAAAGGAAGCGGAAAAGGAAGCCGCCAAGGAATACAAAGCCAAGCTGGCAACGGCAAAGGCAGACGCCGAGGAAAAAACCAAAGCCGCTGTGGAAAAACTGGAGCAGGAAAAGGCAGACCTGAAACGGCAGTTGGACAGTAACGCCACCAAGTTGGACGCCGCTGTTCGGCAAGCCAAGGCAGCGGGTGCAGACACGGATGTGGCAGCCTGCCGGGTGTACTTCACCGAGCTGCAACAAACCGCCGCAAAGGTACAGGAACTGATCGGCAAGATCAATGCCAAGGACCCGGCCACAGGAGCCAAACTCTCCGCCGCCGTTATTCAAGTTTTGCAGTCGACTGCACGAAATTTGGAGGTGAAACAATGACCTGCGAACAATGTTACCACTGCGATGTGTGTTGGCAGCGCA